CTTTGGATGTTGCGTAACGCAGCCCTTAGCCGGCTTAGTCCGTACAGGTGTTCGCCGTTCATCCCATAATCCGGATTAGGCTCTTTTAGGTGGATGACCTCTTCCGCTTTAAACTCGATATACTTTTGCCCCTCGGTCAATACATAATGGTCGATAGGGCTTTCCATACCCATAACGTTCGACCCCTCCTTCAAAACTATCTGCATCATGTGCGCCGGAAGAACGTAGACCTGCAATGGTATGCTATCAAAATCGCCCTTTAGGATATACATATAAAAATTTCCGGTAGCAAAAATAAACGTTTGATAGAGAGCAATAACGTCCGCCCAAGACTGCAATGGGTTGGGTCTTTCCATTGGCATCTCTAATAGTTTTTCTTCAAAGGCTTTGGTCTGTAATAAGCCCCTCTTAATCTGTAGTTGTGGTTTGGTAATATCCTTAATGTTGTACATCATTTTTAAGGCATTGGCATCCTTTACCTTTTTTATCGTGTACGGGATGCTCTTTGATTTTTCTGAAATTGCCTTGATAACGGAAAATACGACCGGATTATACATATAACCCTTGTCGATATATGTTTCAGAACCTACTTGATATAGTTGAAGGGGTATTCCGGTAAGCCCGTAAAATGCTTGGGCAAACTTGTTATATGTCTTTAAGGAAGGGTCGATAAAGTTGGCCAACGTCCGCCTAAGTGATTCTCTTACCATTTCAATCTTGTTTGTACAAATTTACTAAATTTAAAAGAAGAACATTTTAGGGGCGAGTTCAAAGTAATATCGCATCATAATCGAGTCCCAGTCATCAGGCGAACGGCCTATTTTTTCCTTTATAATTTCTTTGGGTATTATGGCCAATTTTCCATCCTTGTCAATGTCCTTTATCTTGACCTGCTCCATTTCTTCGGAGGTGGCATCCTTTACATCATTGTCTATGCAATTTTCGCCGGCCTTTCTGGCCTGTATAAGTTTGGCCATTAAAATACTGCATTGACTTTTTAAATTGGTGTAATTCTCTCCGTTCAACGGGCTTGAATTGTTTACAAATCCCTTGCACCCAAGAAAATCAACAAAACCGCCCCCTACGCCATCCTCGTCCGCCAATGTGTTTGAGTTGCTTACCCCGTGCTTTGATTGTAGTTCTTTTGCTCTTTGGACTGCAAATGTTAATTTACTTTTAGGAATTTCATATCGATATGTACATAGCCACCCCTCCCAAATCCTAAAAACGGTTTTGTCCTTTCCTAGCCTAGCAACATCGACCGTCATATATTTATCTTCCCCTTTTGCAACATGAACAGGATTAAAATAGTCGGTTATGGCATCCATGTCGATTATTGTTGCAGGATCGTCATCATACTCCCAATTTCCAAAATATAAACGCTCCTTGCTGTTTGTGTCCAATTGTAATAGTGATTCTAAATATGATGGATGAAGGTGCTTATTGTCCTTTGGTAGAGCCTGTATGAATTTTCTATGTTCTGGTAGGGTGTTTTTTCTGTACATGGAATAGAACTGTTTATAAGTCCAATTCTTAGCGGGATTGCAGGTGCCTAGAATCTTAGGTATTAATTCAAAATCTTTAAGCTTATACCTAATCCTTGATTTGACTATCTGCCACGCTTTGTACGCTATTTGATTGCACTCGTCAATGAACGCCCCTGTAATCTCCAAGGAGCCTAGACTATCAAAATTTGGGTCTGATGGATACAGGAACAAATCCTTTAACAGTATCTCACTACCATTTTTCCAGTAAATTATATTTGATTGTGAATTATAGTTAAATTGGCTTGTTATGTTCAGCTCGCTAGCAAGTTCAAAGAAGGTGTTGAGCGTAGTTTCTTTTAGGTTCTTTAATTTAGACCTACCCATTAGCCATCTGGATTTAGGGTATTTTTGACAGCTCTCAATGAGCCACAAACATCCTAGAGCGGTTTTACCACCACCGGCGGCACCGCCATACAGTATTTCATTGGTAAGCGTGTCCTTTAAATAATAAATAGCGTTTTCTTGTTTAGGAAGTAGTTGCATCCGGTTTTTTTCCTGTACCTAAAGAAATTACATTTAATGATCCGGTAACGTTTGTATCCTGTTTGTCCGCAAGGCCTAGTTTTCTTGCTATTATGTTTGGATTATAAACCCCAACTGTCGCCCCTTCAAACTGTTGTGATTCTATAATGTCCTTTATACGTGTTGCGACTGTGAAAAAATCTATATAATTGCCTTCATTGCTTTGATAGTTTAAAAATGTAGTTCTGTCAATATCGGCAAATAGACAAAAGCTTTCGATGCTCATTGGTGTTGGTGTTGGCACGTCCATTGTCTTACCTGCTAAGTCTCCGCTCTTTATCGCTTCTTTTTTGTTCCATACCTTACTACTCATGTATTCAAAGTACTTTACGGCTTCTGTCCATAGGCTTTCTGGTTGGTAAGAGAAGTTTCTTCCATGCTTATTTCTGAACTCCCAGTAATTATTTCCTTTTTCTGCTGCCATGGTATAAAATTAATCATTATATTTAACAATCATATTGGTTTAGTTTTGGTTGTTTACCCCTTTCGTTTATTTGGAAGGGGTTTTTTATTGGCTAATTTCGAGTAATATCATAAACAGATATGCCAATGCAAATGATAATGATTTTCTTGTTTCCATAATTCATTCGTTATTTCATTAGTTCCTGCACCTTCAAATCCTCCTCCATTATGTCTATTAAATTAAACATTACTTCGGCTGTTTCTATCGGCTTTAATTGGTTTAGATGCGATTTTCCGAAACCAGTCCTTTCCATTGCCTGTTGTATTAGTTTTAGTTTTTTCATTTTGTTTATTGTTTTTGTTTTATATTTTATGGATGGATATAGTCAATTGTCTATATCCGGTTGTTATGCGAAATTAAAAATCATCAGTAACACCATTGTAAGCTAAGTGAGAATAATCCAAATAACTGCCTTTCATTAAACTTCTTCCCATATGTTTAGATTTCCTACAATACTTTTCCCATTCGGCTTCTTTCTTGTTGTATTTATTCCATCCTTCAATTATTTCTTTATCTGTTTCAAACTTTTTAAAATTAACTCCAGCACTTTGCAGCCTTTTATTGGACATAATTTCAAATCTATTTATTTCGGCAGGTATGGAAATATTAACCAATTCAGAAACTCTTTTTTTATATTCAGTACAATTCATAATTTCGTTAAATAAAAGCGCATAACACAGTATATAATTAATGTGCCGAGTTAATATTTGTTTTAATTTTAAGTGTAGTTATTCCAAATTTAGTTGGCAAATCCCGCAATAGTTTCCTGTTCTTATAGTCGGGAAATCGCATACACAAATGTTTTTTGGTTCTACCGGGTTACAACTATTGCAATTAGTTCCTAGCCATGGCCAGTCAGTTATATCCGAACTTCCGCAAACACTACATTTTTCATGTTCCATCTTGATTACCAGTTATGAGCGTTGACCTCCCCCGTTACTATTGCATAGACCAAAGAGCCTATTAAGCTGCAGATTACAGTAAGGCTTATTATCATTGTTATTGTTTCCGTGTTTTTCATTTTTATTTTTTTAACTTTTCATTTCGGTATAGCATAAAGCCCGCAGCTCTTTCCGTTATGGAAAACTTGGTAGTAGTAGCTGTTATTAGCTGTAGCTGTCTTATACGCTTTAGCTTCGCCCTCCACTAGCAATGTGCTTCTATTCTCGATAAACTTATCTATCGATACCCCGTTTTCATTTGTGTAGCCTGATTCGGATTTGTTGTCTTTCTTTTTTTTCATGATTCGTCTATATCTATTTTTAGTTCGATTATACTTTTTGCCTGCTTCATAAAAGCATCGCAGTCATTTAGGTTTGTCGCTTGATAATATCCGTAGTCAGCTTTTTCTATTTGCCAATTTTTATAAATCTCCATAATTTTAAAGTTATGTTATTTGGTTAATTACAAGTTCGTCCATAAAGTCGCATTGCAGGTTTATTAAATCAAGTTCATATTCGTTTGCGGGTTTGCCGTTATAGTCGCATGATTCTATGTAAGCATCCGAAAAGTCCGGATAGTCCTTTGTGTCTATGCCTGATATTTCGTAGTTGTCTACCTTGCTGAAATCTATTTTAACCTTGTTTAGGTTGTGGATACAGTTGCCCATTGCGGAGATTATTGCATCAACTTCTTTCTTGTACTTCTTGGGGATGCGGTTACGGGAAATGCTTGTTTCATTTCCCGCTATACGCCTGCTTAATTCTACCCAGTTGATTAAATCTTTTATGTCGTTCATTGTTTCTATTTTATTCGTTTTGCATTTCCTTTAGAAGTTAATTTAACAAATCTTCCGGTTTTTCCTCCTCTTGGGGAGTCATTACCTTCAATAAAATATAACCCATAGTGTAAACCAGCATCTTTTAATATTTTAATAGTGTCTTCGGTTCTGTCTATATTACTTGTGAATCTTCCTTTCCCCGACGTGTGGCAAGTATAAACTCTTCCTTTAGTTGTTAGAAGTTTTTTAGCAAAAGAATAGCCGTTGCTGTTTTTTGCGTTTCCTTTTGTTCTGTTTTCAAATGTTGTAAGTTTCATAATTTCTATTCTTTAGTTGTTGTTTTTTAGTTTCTTACAAATCCTTTTCAATTACAAATACACCATCAGAACCAATATAAAAATTAATTTCTAAATCTTGGTTTTCAATATCATAAAGGAATTTTCTGCCTTCGGGGTTGGTGTATCTGTTTTTATTTACTATTAATCCAATATCAAAATAAAACATTGTTTTTCTTAATTCTTTGATTGTAGCTTTCATGGTTTCTATTCTTTAGTTGTTTTATACTTTGTAGTAATTATTAGATTTAAGGACTTGTTTCCAGTCGTTCTGTGTGTTATTTTCTTCCGTGTCAAAGTCCTCTTGACTTGTTTCAAACGTTCTATATTTTGCGAATAATTTACCGTCAATGTAAGTTCTAATTGTGAATGTGCGCTTGCTTTGGTTTGCGCTTACTTTAATTGTTTCGTTTTTAGTTGTCATAATTTCTATTCTTTATCGTAGCGGTTAATTCCTTTCTACATTACAAATATACAGGTATTATTGAAATAAACAATAAATAAAATGTTAAATTTTCAAATATTTTTGAAATATATTTTTCATAACACATCCTTTACGTGCTGTGATTTGGCTATTAGCGAGTTAAAAAAAACCTCGAGAAGCATCCGTTTTGCCCTGTTGACAATTGCCGGGGCGTTCTTTTGCTCCAATTCGTTTGCTATGCTCTTTCTCTTGTATTTGTCGGGTTCTTGCACCGCTTCCCATTGTAGTTTCTTTTTGGCCTGGACCATCATTGCCTTCTTTGTTTCTGTTAGGAATTTTATTTTTCCTTTTTCGTCCAGATGGTCATACACCCATACATAGCCGGGTATTATTTCTTTGGTCTGCTTAAATTCTTCAAAGCAATTTACTACGCCTATGTAAATCAAATCGTCCTTTTCCTCTTGTGTCATTTCTCGCTGTTTTATTTCTATTGGCTTTGGTTGTGGTTTCTGCTCTTTGTAATCCTTGAAAATATTACCTACCAATATTCTGTCAAAGTAGTTGGGTATCGGCTTAGTGGTTAGCTCGCCATCTGCATACATCTCAAAGGCTTTTTTAATCTCGTCCATACCCAATGACCAGAAATGTTTTTTAATCGCTGGTAGGGCATCGTTTAGCTTTTCTTCGTTATCGGCTTTAATCGATAAGAGCCTTGCTAGCCAAAATTTAAAAACGGTGCTAAGTACATCGTCCAAATTTTTCTCCGGATATGCCCTTAATGGCAATTTGCTTTCTAGTACTGTTAATTTAGTTGATTCCATAGTCTTGTTTCATTTTGTCGCTTAACATTATCGGTTTTTCTTTTTTGGCGGAAGTTTTTTCTTTTTCCCATTCGATTGAGTTTTTAAGCCATTTGTCTAATCTTAGTTTTTTATTGAAGCTTTTTTCCTTTTCAAATCGCATTTTTCTGTCATTCTCCCCGTGTTCCGTCCAATAATTGTAAAATTCGTTTAAAATCTTACTTCCAAATTCTTCTAAAAATTGATGCAAGGAGTTTTTAAACTCCGCCTTTCTTTCTTTAATATCTTTTACTTTTATTTTATCTTCTCTTCTCTTCTCTTCTCTTATGCCTTTCGTTTGGCTTTCGTTTGGCTTTAATGTCGCTTTAATTTCGCTTTCGTTTGGGTTTTCTTTTTTTGGTCTACCACCTTTTGAACCGTTGATACTATTGGTTTTACTTTGCTTTGTAGCGTTAAGATATTGCTGGTCCAGAAACTTAATTATAATGTCGTTTTCATCCAAATCTATTACACCTTCATCGACCAACTCTTGAAATTCTTTAGGATTGTTTATCCTCCTTAGAAATTGCTCTTTGGTAATTCTGCATTCCCTTTGCCAATAATAAGCACAAAGATTTATAAATAGTCCTTGCGCCGATAAAGTACAAAAAGAAATATCCTTTGTTAAATATTCAGCTGGTTCAAATTGGAAGTACGGAAGTTCCTTGGCCATTACATTTCGATTTTATTTATTTCTAGGTCATTTATTTCTTTAAAACGTTCATTAGCTTTTTCAATAGACATACAAGTCCATGCCCATACACCGAATGCTTTTTCGGTAGGATAGCTTATAACGTCATACATTCTATTTTCAACACGTTTGAACACTTCGTAGTGTGTTGTGCCACTTCCCTTGACTTCGTATATGAAACCGTGTTTAGTCTGGCTTATTTGGTTGAATACATACCCTTTAAGCTTGCCTTTGCCTGAAAAATACTCTTTTAATTCTCTCATAATAAAAAACCCTCTTAATTTTCGCCGGGCAGGGCTACTAATTAAGAGGGTAAAATTTTTTAAGTTAGTGCCTGCCCGCACATTTTACCAAATATACAAATTAATCAATAGAGTAAGCATCTTTTTTTTGCTTGTAATCCTTTACTACTTTTTGAACTAAATGAATACTAAGCCCGCTCAACTTGGTAATATTGCCTATTGAATTGTTTTTTTGCGTGTCGTATAGCGTTTTGATTTCGTCATGTGCCATGTCCATACGCTCCTTTCTTGATAGTCCGTCACAGACCGTTAATGCTATTATATCCATTTTCTGTTTTATTTTTTTAGTTAGTTAAAACATTTCTAATTGGTATCTGGATTTTTGGAAGGACTCTAAATTTCTTTTCATTTGCTCAAAATAAGATTCCTTTAGCTCTATTCCGGTAAAGTTTCTTTTTAGCCTTAAAGATTCATGGCCTTCGCTTCCTATTCCGGCAAAAGGACTTAAAACATTATCCCCTTCGTTGCTCCACAGATGCAAGCAACGTTCGATAGTTTGCAATTGTAGCGGACAAATATGCTTTTCATCTTTATCGGCTCTTGCACTTCTATATTGTAATGTGTCTCCATAGTTAATATCCAGCCAAATAGGACTGGCATATTTCTGCCATAAGTCAACGGGTAGATAGTTTTCTTTTGATGGGTCGGTATCTTGGTGACGTATTGGATCCAAATTTTCGCCCGGTTTCCTGAATACTAAAATATAATCACAACCACCTACCCTACTCATGGAGCTGTCTTTTTTTATGGTTTTATGGAGTAGTCCAAGTGCCTTTGTCCTTTGCATCTCGACTACAGGGTTTTTCCAAATAGCCACTCTAGTATGGTAAATAAATCCCTGATCTGTAAAAGAACGTACTAAATCACCCGAAAAGTCCCTAAGACCTATTACTCCATCCTTTCCTTTTTGAAGGCTTACATCCATACAATGTACAGCTATTAGCCTACCTTCTTTAAGTGTTCTGAATAGTTCTGGTGTCAAGTAAGAAAAATGATTAAAAAATTGGTCATAATCCTTGGAGTTGCCCATATCCCTAATATCATCCGAATATGTGTACAGCTCGGCAAATGGAGGGCTGAATATTGAAAAACCAAAATGGTTATCAGGTGTTTTAATAAGTTGTTCGACACAGTCGTTGTTGAAAATTTCATAGTTAGCTTGCATATCTTGATAGTTTTAATTGCATTTCTTTAAATTGTTCTTGCTTTCTGTTTATAGATTCTATTACATTTTGCATAGTATCTGTTTTTATTAAATGTATATCTACTTGCTTTTTTTGACCAAATCTGTAAGACCTTCTTATTGCTTGGTATGTGCTTTCAAAACTAAAATCTAATGAAGGAAATATCTGCAAATTGCAATGCTGATAATTTAGCCCATATTGTGCAATCTTCGGTTTTGTAATCAACACACGAAAATCTCCCTTTGCAAATCCTAACAGTAAATCTTTTTTTTGTTGTGGTTTCATTGATCCAGTAACTTCTTTGGCTCCTTGAATGTTTTTGGCTAAATACGAACTTTCTTCATTGTGCTTGACCCACACAATAGCCGGGTCGTTTCCTTCGCTCAATTCAATTGATTTTTCCATGCGCACATCAAACGTCCTCCTAAGCTCTTGGTTGTGATTTGTGCTGCTTACCGACAAGTGATTGAAAAGTAATCCATTATCAAGCTTATTGGATTTTAAAGCGTGTTCAACTAAGTTTAATTTTGGTAAAATATATCCATCTTCGTTAAATCCTAAATCGCTTGGATTAGTAGCGCACACGCTCCATTGGCTTACCCATTTCCAAAAAGTATTTTCTGCGTGTCCCTTCAATCTCCATTTCTGAACGGTCTGCATATCGTTTATGAAGTACATTGATAGCATATTCTTAAACTTCATTTGACCCAAAAACTCTGAATGGTTTCCTATTTCCATTAAATCATTAGGGCTTGGTGTTGCCGTAAAAGCAAACCTATAAGGAGTTTTTAGAAATGAATCTATAATGTTTTTTTTTAACTTACCTTGGAATGATTTTAAAATGCTTGATTCATCAAGGCAGACGCATCCATATTTCGATATATCCAAATTTCCTATTTGTTCATAGTTTGTAATTTCTATGTTTGAATTTTTATATCCCACATCTATACCGAATCTTTCCCCTTCGTAAATGGTCTGTTGAGTAACTACAAGCGGAGCTAATATTAAGCTTGGCTTGTTGGTGTGTTTGCGATACTGCTCCGCTATTTCAAGTTGTGTAATGGTTTTGCCCATGCCGCAATCTAAGAAAGATGCGTAACGACCGTTTAAAATAGAATCTTGCACAACCTTCCTTTGAAAGTCGAATAGATTACTATTAAGGTCTTTAGGCTCAAATCCCTTTTTGTCATGTGTTACGGATTTTGAATTAAGAAAATCTAAATACTCCATTTGTTTAAATTAATAAACCCCTATAAATCAAATAGCTTCTCACGTCTATTTTCATTATAAGGGTTTTATTAATACCTTTTGGATGCTATGATGTGAGAAGGCATCTTAAATGTAAAGATATATAAATTTGTTTTTAATATCACTATTTCGATAGTTATTTAATTTCTGATAATCCTATATATTCTTAAAAAATCGGTTGATATAATCCTTTTCAAGATACCATTCCTTAAACCTTGTGCCTTCTATATATCTGTCTTTTACTGGTATCTTGTATAGGTCTTTTAAGTCCTTGCACCTTCTTCTTAAGTCTCCTATGTTTAAGTAGATAAGAGCATCCCTAAAGGTAAGTCTACGCCCTGTTAGTAGTGTCTCGTAGACTATCCGGCATTGATGGTTGAAGTGGTCTAGGCCATCTAAATACATATTGTCGCTTTCCGTGTTGTTCTCGGCTTCGTGTTCCTTGTTGAAATCTTTCATAAATATGGTAGTTTGCAGCTTATATACTCGTTAATATTCAATGGATTATAACTTATAAATTGTGTTTCGGGGTTTTTACCGCCCATTTTTTCGGCTGATTTTCTTGCCCCATAATTAGTAACCCCGTACATTCTTCCTCGGTAAGTCCTTAGACCTACATACTTGTGTTTCTTTGTTGCTTCCAAGATTTCGTTTATTTTCATTTGTTATGATTTATAGGCGTTAAGAGGATAAAACTATTATTTTTAGTAACTATATACGGTTAGTTGCAAGGTTTTATATGTACCGTGTCACCAACTTCGTGCTTTGAAACAAAAGGATTATAAAAAGTCTGCTCAATCCAACCAGTTTGGTCTTTTAACAAAATCATTCCGTTCTGTTTTGTTATTACCATTGCTTGTCCGCAAAGTCCTGTATCTTTAAAATCAGCATTATAGTCAAGCCTTTTGTAGGTCAGTTCTTTTTGCGATGTGCAGTTAAGAAACCCAGCAACTAACAATATGTATAGTGCATAGCTTAATTTGTTGTTTAATCGTTTCATAAGTTCTATTTATTAAAGTTGTTTATTAATCGTTATTTTTGCAGTTCTTTAATTTCCTTTTTTAACTCTTCCAACAAAAGCTGCTTTTCAAACGGATGAAGCTTACTGGTTTGGTTTGCCCTTATCCTTAGCAGTTGCATCTTTTCTGCTCCCATATATTCATATAGCCACTCCGTAAATTCTACGCTTGTCTTGTGTGCCGAAAATTTAGCCGAAAATGTATGATGATTAACACAAAGACAAATTCCGTTAAGTGGATCCCACCTCGTAGATTTCTTGCTCCTAGAGTAGATATGGTGCGAATTAAGAACGGTCTTACCGCAATTTGGTATCTCGCACTTCATCCCTGCCCGGAGCTTCACCAGTAAGCTCCAGGCATCATCTAGTTTTCCATCGACTCCTTTTAGTTTTTTCATTTTAGGCGTTGTTTATTTTCCATCCCTGTATAGAGTTGAAATACTTTGTTTCGCCTAGCGGGTTTGTCCATTCCCTACCCTGTATATTAATGCCAACGGACACCCTTTGACCTAAGTTGAAGTTGTTCAAAAGGTCGCATTTATCTTGCACAAACTCAATTAGAATGTGCTGGGGGTATTGCTCATCTGTAGTGATTACCAATTCCCTTTTTCTAAAACCGTTGCTTCCAAATTCCTTTGTTTCTCCGCACATTTTAATCGTTCCCTGTATTTCCATTTTATCCTAGTTTAAAATTAAATTCAATTCTTTTTCTGCAAGTACAATTCTTTGCTCTATTGCAATTACATCCTCTTCGGGTACTTTAAATTCAAAAGAATTTATATTTGAAAAACCGCTATCATCTGGAAGGTAGGACATTGTTTCGATGTTCTCAGTCCGAAACCAGTAAAAATCATTTGGATCTAGCCCGTTGCGTTCTAGGAAATTACTTTCTTGTACTAATTCTAAAAGCTCTAAAAGCTCTTTTTTGTAAGGCATATAAAGTATTATTTCAGCACGTGTTTTTTCCGTTAAAATTGCGTTTGAAATTGTCTGCCAATATTCCTCCTTAAAGTTTTCCTTAAAAAGTGATACATCCTTTTTTAATAGGCACATCGCAAGCTGACCGAATTTTTTACGTCCATAACACTTTATTTCGCCTGCTTTTTCAGCGTGTTCTAAATCCGGTGTACCTGCAAAAAAAGGAAATACCGGATGTATTTTTGTCTCCTTGTGCGTCATTTTATAGCTCATTCCCAAAAGGTCGAAAATAACCATTTCCATAAGCCTGCCCCATAATATCGGGCGTGTCTTTATGTCCGTGTCAAGTGTACACCCCATACGCCTTTCAATAGCCTTTTCCTCTACGTATGTATAAAATGCCGATGATGGCGTGCCATTTTTTAAACTAGCCATTAGGCGGCTCATTTGGCTACTGGTAAACTTTCCTATTCTGTTTTCGTTATTCATCTTTTTTCTATTTTTGATTTTAAGACTTTCATAGCCTTATCAAAGCTCAATGCCTCTTTTTCTTCAATTATTCTTTCGATGTGTTCCCTGTCGACATCTTCAAGGATAAAATTATGACTTTCATAATATTCTTTTAAATCCGCATGGTTCATTTCAATCATGCTTTGCTTCATGGATGGGCTGCTAATATCCATATTTTCTTCTACGCTGTGCATTCCCGTTAAAATGTCCGGAGCATAAAGCCGTCCAAAAAAAGCGGCCGCACGATATTGAAACATGAGTTCCGGCATGGTTGCCCATTTGCTGCCTTTTTTATCAAGCCACCCCTCTGCCTTGACCATTGTCCAGTTTATTTTAGTTCCTATTACCTTTGAGCCGTCCGCTAAATCCTTCGCTATGGCACGGCATCCAAAATCATCCGAAGTTTTTTCCCCTGACCACTCAAAGCGAAGTGGGGTAAATCTGCCGCATGAGTTCAAAGCCGCAATTATAAAGCTCGACCTCCAACTTGGTTTACCTTGTATTATATCTAAATTCTGCATTACCATTATAGGGCTTATCCCGATCCTGTTTGCCATTTCCATAGCCACAAGGCAGTTGGGTATGTTGTGTTGATAGTTTTGAGGTACTATGTTAGATTCGCTTATGGCCTTTGCCATCCTTTGCGCATCCACAAATGCCTTTACATTTGTAAAGGCACTAATCCCCTTCCCTAATGGGCTTTCAATTAATTCTGTGTTTTCTGTCATTATACTGTTTTTAGTTGTTAAAATCGTTCGATATTTCGGCTTCAAGAAATTCTTTCTCTAGCCTTTGTTTTTTCTCCGACACCCTCTTATAGTGTCTCGTGGTCATTTCGTTTAGCACCTTGGACGTTTCAATGTCCGTATAACCCTTTGACATTAGCGCACACCATAAAGTTTCCGTAAACGTCTCTATATCGTTTGTGCGCTCCTGAATTACGGCCTTTCTTATCATTTCAAATAGTCTCATTTTCTTAATTTGTTTATTTCGATGTAGATTAAATCCTCGTAGATGGCTATCATTTCACGCCTTACCTTCGTTGCTAGTTTTGTCCCGGTGCTTAATTTGGTCCCGTCCCTTACCATTTTGCAATATCGGTAACTAAGCCCCATCCTTTCCGCAACCTCTTGATGTGAGCCTGTGGGTGCCTTATTAGACACCCGTTGCAGCTCTTTTAGTTCGTTCATTATATTTGATTGTCATATTCTTCATAAGGCTTTTCGTAACTCCTTACAGTAGTTGTGTGCTTTCCCTTTTCGCTGCCAAATATTATCATGGCATAATCAAACGCTTTCATTTCCATTTGGTTTATCTGGTGTTGGGTAGGCTCGTAATCTACCCAGCCCCTTCCTATCCAGATACCAAAGTCCTCGACCGTGGCATCAAATCCGTTTATCCGGTCGCAGTACCACGATATAGATGTGTTGCCATAGTCCGAACGGTAGCCGATACAATCGGTATCGTTTCCGGTTTGTAGTTTGGCATTTTCCATTAAGATTTTAAATAGTTCTTCCGTGAATTTCATAATGATTTGTTTTAATGTTTTTTCAAAGATATGGGTTCATATCGTATGAACCTAATTTATTTATGTTTTTTTATAGTTTTTTTATAGAAATATATTTGTATCTTTGGATAATAAATAAAGTTTTAAAAACTAAAATATATGATAATCACAAAAGAAAATTTGTATAAAATAGGTTTTAAGGATGAATTAGCGAACAAACCTAACGGAATATTAAACTACCAATTAATAGAAGAAGCAAGCAATGAAACGTTTCTTCAAGTATGTCTAAAGAGTACAGATGTTTATCCAACATTAGTAGTATATCAATACGATTGGAATAATATGAAAAGTAATTTAACGTACTTGCCAATGCTTAATATTAGGGATGTCGAAACTTTGAAAACAGAAATAGAAAATTTGAAAAGGTTGTTTGTTGTATAATAAATAGCTTTGGATGAGAAATAACAAATGTGTGTTACAAACTTTGTGGTTAAAAATAAATAAATCAAAAATAAAATATAAATAAATGAAAGCAATAGTAACAATTGAAATGGAGGACGAACTAAAAAAAATAGCTATCGAGGATTCTGTAAAGGTTTTTGGAAGCCCTAACATATCCGGCTATGTAAGGTATCTTATAACCAAGGAAAGAAAAGAGAAATAGGCGGAGTGTAAAAGCGCAACTTTGGGTTAGGAAATTACCAAAGTTTAATGGCGAAGACAAAAGTACAGCGACATAAACCGCCTTTTTTAACTTAACAAAATGAAACAGGAAAAAATTAATTACGACAAAATTATGTCTCTGGGTTTTACGGAAGAGATTTTTAGTGACGATGTTTATTATGATCAACATGGGTATAAATATGCCATAATAACCAAGCACTTAACAAAGAAAATTTACCTAGACTGGCAAAAAGATACTAAACTTTGTGAAATGGTAAGACTTGACAGCCCAAATACAGGGCATATAAAAGCGAGATTACCGATAATGAATTTACAGCAAGTAAAAGACTTAATTACTTTTTTTTCTAATGATAGGAAAAAATTATATGACGCAAGTTCATGTGCCTAGCATTTTATTTGAAATAGGCGGAGTGTAAAAGCGCAACTTTGGGTTAGGAAATTACCAAAGTTTAATGGCGAAGACAAAAGTACAGCGACATAAACCGCCTTTTTTAACGACGTGTTGTATATGGTTTCGTTTGCTTTTCGCAAATGAACTATATACGGTGTTGTACACAGTATGGCGGTTAAATAGAAATGAACTTTAAAATGAAAAACGAAATGAGTAATAATATTTTTTTGAGCGGTGGCAAAATTGCTGACGTAGGAAGCAAAATAAACGTACTATCTTTATTTGATGGAATAAGTTGCGGACAAGTAGCCCTTGAACGAGCAGGAATTGAGGTAAACAAATACTTTGCTTCTGAAATTGATAAACACGCTATTAAGGTAACACAAAGCAATTACCCCAATACAATACAAATTGGTGATGTGACGAAAGTTAAAGGTACTGACTTACCAAACATAGATTTATTGATGGGTGGAAGCCCGTGCCAAGGGTTTAGTTTTAGTGGTAAACAACTGAATTTTGAAGACCCAAGAAGCAAATTATTTTTTGAGTTTGTCAGATTGGTAAAAGAAGTTAAACCTACTTATTGGCTACTTGAAAACGTAAAAATGAAAAAGGAATATCAAGATGTAATTAGCCAATATTTAGAAGTAGAACCGATTGAAATAAATAGCAGTTTAGTTTCTGCACAAAATAGAGTGAGATTATACTGGGCTAATTTTGATATTACCCAACCGCAAGATAAAAATATAGGATTATCGGATATTTTAGAAGATACTGAAATGATTCATCCAAGTGCAATACGTGGTAGAAGATTAAATAAGGCTACAATATTAGGTAGAAGATTAGATGATAGAGGTAAACGCCAAGACTACAATAAAGAGATACCAATAACGCAATGCCTTGAAGTGAGAGCGACTAACAGAAATAAAAGTAACTGCCTTACAACTGTTGCAAAAGATAATGTTTTAACCACTATGGATATTGGCAGACACCCAAACGCTTTCAAAGATAAGCTACCATTTAGATATTATACCCCTATTGAATATTGTAGATTACAAACGGTTCCCGAAAATTACTTTGATGGAGTTGCAAGCGAAAACCAAATGCGTAAAATGATTGGGAACGGATGGACTGTTGATGTAATAGTAGATATTTTTAACAAAATGGTTTTGCAAAAACCAAAGAGCGTGGGCAAAAAATAATTATGGTAATAACAGATAAAACTTTAATTGAAAAACGAATGTAGCACTTGTGGCTAACGTATATGGTATGGTGACGTTGCGACCTTACAGCACGAACTTAATTAATAATACAAAAACTTTGAATTATGAATACAGATAATAAAGAAGCGGAAACCGAGCAATGCACTATACCAAGTGTTGTGTGTAGTGTTTTATCGCCTGATGGCAAATACATTAAATTTGAATGTTCTGACTTTTCGGGCAAAGAACTTAATAAGGGTAATTTCAATGTTGTAATTGATTGGCTAAATAAAGAGAAGGAAAAATATCCTGATGTGTTTTCTTAACATTACACACAACAACCGGATATAGACAATTGTCTATATCCCTCCAGTGGATGCTACTAAGATTTAGCTTTGTTGAAAAATAACCAAATCGCAAAACAGGCCACGACCACAAGCCCTATCCACAACCACGGATTGGGCTTTTTTGTTTTTAAATCCGTATTTTTATCCTTGGTTTTTACTTCGGTTTTTGAACTGTTCAGTATTTCTGAATAGCTCGCATCCCTGTTTAAGGCCGTGCTGTCCGTTTCTTTTTCTTCTATACTTACTTTAGTGTTCTTGAATATTTGCCCGTTGTATAAGCTCTCCAAATCGGGGTTTATAGGAGTAAGTTCTATACGGTTATGCCTATTCCATACCGAAACGTTGCTCGTTATGTCGTTCTGCAAAATCATTTTTATATCGTTCCTGTGCTGTATCTGTAGCTTTTGAAGCTCGACCGCCCTTTTTCGAGTTCCGCAGCTTGTGGCGAGAATAGCAAATATAATTAAGATCCATAGTTTCATTTTTCTAGTATTACATATCCTTGACTATCTTTTGGCATTGCTCGCAGTTGTGCTATCGTGTAGCCGAATGTTTTTTGGAAGTGTGGTTTATCGTAACGTTTTCCATGGCTATTAATCAACCCCCACTGCCATCCGTATTTTTGGAATATCTCGACTACTTCCATCCAATCTTCTTTCCCGTCTCCGTCAAAATCGGCAATCGTACTCCATGAAGCCGTTTCAAAGGTGCCGTTGTTGTCCTTATCAACCAACAAAACTATATCAATTGCTAGTCCGTAATTGTGAAACGAAAACCCACCTCTAGCCCAAGTAACGATTGCCCCGGGCAGAGACCTACCTATTTCAAACAAATTATTTTGCTCTAATATCGTTCTTAACGTATGCGAAAACCTAACCACGATACGACCGGAAACCGCTTCGCAAATTTCCTTATACATTTTAAGAACCTCAAACCTAAGTTTAGGGTGTAGAAGTGCTATTCTCTGTAAAGTAAGCGCATCCTGATAAGGCTCTTTTTTAACCAGAAACCAATCCAAAAAATGTTGGTGCCATTTGTTCATCTAAAAGATTTGACTATACAAAAAAACCAAAACGATAAGCACGTTAAGGATAACTATAAATTTCAATCCCGTATCCAATTTCAAAAACCATTTTTTCATAATTTCTATATTTAAAGAGGCCAATGTAGGCCGTTCACATTAAGTTGTAACCAGCGACTTAATTATAAAGTTAGGCCATTTTAGACCTCTTTAGTTCTTTTTGACCGCTTCTTTTATTTCCTGTATATCCCTACTCATGCTTTTCACGGCTTCCCGTATGACGATAAGCTGCTCCTTTTCTTCCATGCTCATGTGCAAATTTTTATCCTCCAAATGTATCTTTACTTCCTTACGCCTTGCCGCTTCCTGAAGCTCTTTAATTCGCATTTCCAATAGAAAACTGTGCATTTC